CGTGAACCACTTCTTGACCGACACGAATGCTTGGTTCTTGACGACCGACGTTCCGAACGGCATGAAGCACTTCGTACGTACCCCGCTGCAAAACAGCATGGACGGCGATTTCGACACCGGCAACGTCCGGTACAAGAGCCGCGAGCGTTATAGCTTCGGCTGGTCGGATCCGCTGGGCATGTTTGGTTCGCCGGGCGCGTCCTGATAGCTAGCTCCTAGAGAGATTGGGGGGTTACAAGTAGCAATGCTTGTAGCCCCTCTTTTTTGGTGATATACAGTCGTTATCGGGAAAAAACCGTTTACCAGACAGCCCCGACTGACGACATGCAGACTGGTAAACACTTACTCGCATGTGAGGAATTGAAATGGCACGTACTACGTTTTCCGGCCCGGTTAAGTCTGATAATGGCTTCGAGGGTGATGTTGTTGGCGGCGTTGTTGCTGCTTCGACTCTTGTGATTGGCACGACGACTGTCACTGCTGGTGTTGCCACTGGCACGGCGGCTACTCAGGCCGGTTATATCCCGGTCAAGATTGGATCGACCGTTAAGTACATCGCGCTGTATTCCAGCCTGACTCCGTAAGATTTCGTAGGGGGGCGTTAGCCCCCTTCACTCATTACAGGAGACTCAGATGGGTATGCAAACAGATGTCTTAGCCAGTCAACCCCGTACTGATGCGGGGCAACTGCTGGATCAGAACAGCCTTGTTATTGGCCGTTCGCGTGTAAAAGCCGTTTACATCATTCCGACCGCTGCCGCTGGGCAAGTCGTGTTTCGTGATGGTGGATCGGGTGGCCCGGTCAAAATTACCATTAATACTCTTGCTAGTTCTAGCGCACCGGATTACGTCCTGATGCCGGGTGAAGGTCTTCTCTTCCAAGAGAACATCTACATAGCTCCATCAGCCGTAGTCTCGACGATGGTGATCTATGGCTAAGTCTCCCGCTTGGCAGCGTAAAGAAGGGAAAAATCCAAAAGGCGGTTTAAATGCTAAAGGGCGGGCGTCGTATAACGCGGCTAACCCCGGCAAACCGGGTCTGAAAAGACCCCAGCCTGAAGGTGGTGCCCGACGAGATTCTTTCTGTGCCCGCATGAAGGGCATGAAGAAAAAGCTGACAAGCGCAAAGACGGCGAATGATCCCAACAGTCGTATCAACAAGTCCTTACGAGCATGGAACTGTTGAGATGGAAATGTTGGTATGGAACATGGTTCTTACGGGAATCGTGGCCGTTTTGGGTTTTGTTGTGAAAGAGAAATTTGCCGAACTTCAACGGTTAGGCATTCTCCTCAATAAGACCCGAGAAGAAGTGGCTCGTGATCATGTCACCCGTGCGGAAGTCCGAGCCGATGCACAAGTACTCCTACCGATTGGTGAACCACAATGCCAAGCAAGTCGGGTAAACAACATCGTTTGATGGCCTTGGTTGCTAATGACCCGAAAGCAGCCAAACGTCTTGGAATCCCCCAGAAGGTTGGGAAGGAATTCATGAAGGCTGATAAGGGTCGCAAATTTAAAGGTAAGTCAAAATGATGCGTAAATTTGGTGGCCGTATGGCTGACATGGCGGGTCGAGCCATGAAAAACCCCAGCAAAGACATGATGGGTCGTGCGATGGCGCGGGCGGGTCAAAGCCCGGTTGGTGTCGCTCCTCCTGTCCGTGCAAACCGTCCGGTCGAACCGGAAATGTCCTACAAAAAAGGTGGCAAAGTGAAAGAATCCAAAGCAATGGCTAAGAAAGAGATCGCCTTCATGAAAAAGAAGGGCGCTCCAAAGTCGATGATTAAGCATGAGAAGGCCGAGTACGGCATGAAGAAGGGTGGCATGGCGGGTTCTTACCGCAAGGCTGCTGACGGCGTTGCCAGCAAAGGCAAGACCAAGGGCAAGATGGTCAAGATGGCTTACGGCGGTAAGTGCTAATGAGCAGCGGGCCAAAAACTCGCGGATCGTATGGTCCGACAAGTCCTCGTGGTCAGGCTGCATCTCAAAAGCAGGCTGCCGCTATTCAAGCCGTTAAAGATCAAGACATGGCTAAGAAGATGCGCGAGGCTTACGAGAACTTTCAGAAAAGTCCCGAGGCCGACACTATCGGTATGAAGAAGGGGGGTATGGCCTCTTCAGTTTCACGTCGTGCTGATGGGATTGCCAAGAAAGGCAAGACCCGCTGCAAGATGGTGTAACCATGATGCCCTCCCGAGGCATGGGTGATATCAACCCTAAAAAGGTTCCTCGTGCTAAACGGCGCGGGGATGATAAGCCTGTGATCGGGACGGGTAAGCCTATCCGCACTTTCAAGAAGGGCGGTGAGAGCAAGGTCAACGCAGCGGGTAACTACACCAAGCCCGGTATGCGTAAGAAGTTATTTGAGTCAATCAAAGCTTCGGCAACGCAAGGTACGGGTGCAGGGCAGTGGAGCGCGAGAAAAAGTCAATTACTTGCAAAACGATATAAGGCCGCTGGCGGTGGATACAGAGACTAAAACCTGCACAATGTGCGGGGAATTGAAACCTCTAAAAGCCTTCCGTTCTCGCGGTGGGAGCATGAGGCATTTGCTTAAAAGTAGGTGCAATACTTGCTTGTACAAAGAGCACCGCAAATGGACCGTGGATAATCCTGATCGTGTTAGGGAGTATCGCAATAAAGACAGTTGGACTCTTGCTAAAAGATGCGCTCGTAGAGGTATTACTCCAGAACAGCTAATTGAAACGTATGAACGGCAAGAAGAATGCTGTGCTATATGTAAAGTTGAAATTGAGTTAATTGACAGTGCGATAGATCACAATCACGAAACCGGCGAGTTTAGGGGAGTTTTGTGCAAGCAGTGTAATCGTGCTCTTGGTATGTTTAGAGATAGCCCCGTGGTGTTAAAAAACGCGCTTGAGTATTTAGAAGCTTTTGGGAGCTATGGCGATGGCGCTTAAACAGTCGCAGCAATCCTTGAAGGCATGGACTGCCCAGAAATGGAGGACGAAGAGTGGTAAACGATCTTCTGACACGGGTGAAAGGTATCTTCCGGAGGCTGCTATCAAAGCACTCTCCCCAGCCGAGTATTCCCGAACCACTGCCGCCAAGCGAAAAGGAAAAGCCCAAGGCAAGCAGTTCGTCGCGCAGCCCAAAGGCATCTCGCAAAAAACCCGTGCGTACCGGCAAAAGGGGAAATAAGTGACGCTGGGAGATTTTCTCAAAGCTCGACTTGACGCTATGGCAGAGGCCAAGCGGATTGAAGGGAGTTCACCTGCTAAAGAAGTTGCTGGTAAGTCTATCGGCAAGTATGGGCTTTTCTACATCACTTTGATTGTGGTGATCGGGGTCGTCTCCAGTCTTCAGTTGGATAATGAGAAAATCGCCGCCGTGATGGGCTTGCTTGGTGCGTCTCTGACCGCGTTGATCTCCATGCTAAATAACATTGCTGGAGCTAGCGATAAGGTGGAAGAGAAGCCCGAGTTTGCCGTCATCAGAGAACTCATTGCCAAGCTCGATAAACTGGATCGGAAGGAAATGCCGATGCGGGTCGATGTGGAAGGCGATCATGTCACCGTCACCAAGGGTGACGACGTAGTGACAGCGAGGAAGTAATGGTAGACAAGACTACAGCTACGACAGACTTCAACCTCGACCTCAACACGATCATTGAAGAGGCTTACGAGCGTTGCGGTTCTGAACTGCGTACGGGTTATGACTTCCGTACGTCGAAGCGTAGTCTGTCGCTTTTGCTGATGGACTGGGCTAACCGGGGCATCAATCTCTGGACGCTGGAGCAAGGTACTCACACCCTGACTTACAACGTCGGTACGTATGATCTGCCGGTGGATACGGTTGATCTGCTTGACCATGTGATCCGGACTGGCTCTGGGACGAATCAGCAGGACATCAATATCAGCCGTATCTCGTCCAGCACCTACGTGTCGATCCCGAACAAGAACGCGACGGGTCGCCCGATTCAGATTTGGATCAACCGTCGTACCGGTGCCACGGGTGCAGATAACGTCATTGTCTATCCGCAATTTACGGTTTGGCCGAAGCCTGATAACAGCACGACTTGGATTCTGTACTACACCCGCCTTCGTCGTATGTTCGATGTGGGTAATGGCGTGAATGGTCAGGATATCCCATTTCGATTCTTGCCCTGCATGGTTGCTGGGTTGGCCTATATGTTGTCGATGAAGATTCCCGGTGCTGAAGCGCGTACGCAGATTCTGAAAGCCCAGTACGACGAGGCTTGGGATTTGGCGGCTGGCGAGGATCGGGAAAAGGCGGCGGTGCGGTTTGTCCCACGTGAGAGCTTCTTGGGTGGCTACTAATGCCAAACAGGTTTGCAAGTGGCAAGAACGCAATCGCCATGTGCGACCGGTGCGGATTTCAGTACAAACTGCGCCAGTTGAAGTCGATTGTGATCAAGACCAAGAACGTAAATATCTTGGTCTGTCCAGAGTGTTGGGAACCCGATCAGCCTCAGTTGTCGCTTGGTTTGTACCCAGTGGACGATCCGCAGGCACTTCGGAACCCAAGACCGGATACGAGTTATTTTGCGGTCGGTAATGACGGCGCTAATGGCAGTCGTCAGATACAATGGGGTTGGAACCCGGTCGGTGGGTCAAGAGCCTTCGATGCGGAGCTAACTCCGAACACACTGGCCCCGGCTGGTGAAGTAGGAACGGTGACGGTCGTTACGACCTAGGAGATTGAGATGGCGATGAGCAAACTTGAGAAACATGCGGCTCTTCCGGCGAGCAAGGCTCACGGTCCGGGTCGAGTGAAAAATATGCGTGCTGGTGGCAAGACCAACAGCGAGATGAAGAAGTACGGGCGCAACATGGCTAAGGTCATGAATCAGCGTAGCCCGGTTCGTAAGTCTTCTGGCCCGAAGTAATTGCCATGAAAGAATTAAATCCCGGCAAGATCAAGCCGAACACAGACTCGACGGGGCGTAATGGCTACCCGGAGAAGGATGTGAACAAGGGTGTCACCCACATGGATATGAAGGGTGCTGGCGCTGCGACGAAGGGCAAGAAGTTCGTGTCGCAGATCAACCTTGAGAACAACGCCAAGTACAGGTCAGGCTGGTCGCCGTGAATTACACGCAGCTTTCTACACTGATTCAGCAATATTGTGAGTCTACGGAAACCTCTTTCGTAGCGAATATTCCTACGTTCGTGCAGTTAGCTGAAGAGCGGATTTATAACTCCGTTCAGATCCCGGCAATCCGTAAGAACTCGACTGCCACGATGTCGATTGGGAACAAGTACATGTCCCTGCCGTCTGACTGGCTCTCGACGTTCTCCTTGGCTGTATTTAACCCGGCAAATAATGAGTACACGTACCTGTTGAATAAGGATGTGAACTATATTCGTCAGGCGTACCCAGATGCGGACGATACCGGGTTGCCCAAGTACTATGCAATTTGGGATGACAACACGATGATTCTTGGCCCTGCGCCAGATCTCGCGTACACAGCCGAGTTGCATTATTACTATTACCCGGCTTCGATTGTGGACGTTGGTACGTCTTGGCTCGGTACTAACTTTGAAACTGTTCTGCTCTACGGTGCAATCCGTGAAGGTTATATCTACCTCAAGGGTGAACAAGACATGATGCAGTACTACGAGCAGAAGTATCAGGAAGCCTTACAACAGTTGATGAGACTGGGTGATGGCTTGAACCGTCAGGATGCGTATCGTTCGGGTCAGGTTAGAATTCCGGTGGCTTCGTGATGTTTAGCGCAGAAGTTCAAATTGGGCAGGTGCTTGTTCAGACAACAGACCACCGTGGGCATACCGTAGAAGAGATTGCGGAGCGTGCGGCTAACCGCATTATTCGCGCAGATACGAAGGAAGCCCTGCATTATTGGCTGGTAAAATATCTCACCGAAGCGCAAAAAGCTGAACGTGAGTCGATATGTAAGAAGTTAGATAAACAGGGCTATGCGGAAATCGCACACTTAATTGGAGACCTATAATGGCTATTTCTCAGGCAATGGTGACTTCGTTCAAGGTGGAAATCCTTGATGGGGTACACAACTTTGGTGTTGGCGTTGTTCGCGCTTCAACGGCTGCGGATGTATTCAAGCTGGCGCTGTATACCTCGTCGGCAACTCTCGGCGCTGCAACCACGGCGTATACGACTTCGGATGAGGTTTCCTCGTCTGGAACGAATTACCCGGCTGGCGGCCTGACGCTGACGATCTCGCAGGTTCCGACCTCGACGGGTACGACGGCGTTCTTGGACTTTGATGACCTGACGTTCCCCAGTGCTACCCTGACGGCTAACGGTGCGTTGATCTACAACGAAACCCAAAGCAACAAGGCTGTGGCGGTGCTGGCGTTCGGTGGAGATAAAACCTCTACCGCTGGTAACTTCACGATTCAGTTCCCTGCCGCTGCCGCTTCGACTGCGATCCTGCGTATTGCTTAATCG